TCTCCACTCTTGCGTTTCACCAGTCTGCGTATCGACAAGCATCTTTTGTTTGCGATAATCCTTGTACCAGAATTCATCATAGGTAAGGAGATTCTTGAGGCCATAGTTATACTGCTCAGGCGCGAACTGGAATTTCCCATCGCGATTGTCGACGCCATAAAGTCCAAGTATCTCTTCAGAATATTGGGGCATCAAAGAGATAACTTCACGCTTAGTCATGAAAGTTCGTTTCCACAGACCATTACAATCAGAGAGATCGGCCTTCTTAAAGTATGGATCGATAAGGAAGTAGTTATGAGGGCAGTTGTCCACTTTGATAGTACCGGAAACAGGATCTTGGCGATAATCGACCCATACATGAAGAAGGTTCATCCCGGAGATGAGTGCTCCGTGGAAAGAATCTGAGATAGTTTCTAATACTTTTTCTGTACTGGCTATATGCATAAGAATTTTTGTGAATTGATCTGCAGTCTCATCGTCTGCATTTTCGACACCAACACATATAGTAGATTTACGGTTGCGACGCTGATGCCCTTCGATCATATTTATAATTCTCATGATACGATTGAAGTTAAACATGCGACGCCTATTTGCCGGAAGATTACCATAGAGATCATTCCAAAGCGTCTGATCGCCTAAATAGAACCTTTGGTCCGTATCTGCTTCTCCCCAGAATGACTGATTAATAGTAATCGCTTCGGCGTAAAAAGCCTCCATACGACCCAAAATGGCCTTGTCGGGTTCTTCATAATATTGAGGCCCTAACTGAGGAAATAGCATACTTAACTCCTACTCGTTACAATCTTCATCGCAGCCAGAATAGGATTGCAACCATTCGAATTCAATATATTTTATTTCTTGTAGTACAAAATCTCGATGGCTCTAGACCCAGTTCAGCTCTATAAGCAGCATCCTTCTTATGCATTTCAATACGGTTTAACTTATAGCAATTGAAGCTACACAAATCATGGCTTCGGCCATCAGCACAAGGAATAAATTCTTTTTTACAATACGTACAAATTTTCTTTTCCATAGTACCCCTTCGGTTTTACGCAGAGTACTACAGTAATATAAAAAAAAACCAGTTCTTTCGAACTGGCTGTTACTAGTTTGCCTTGCTTAACCCAAGGGCAAAACTATACGCTATTGGAGAAAATAGATTATCATATATATTTATAGAGAGTAAAGTCTAAATTATCAAACAGAAAGGCACGATTATGTCAGCTTTAACAATCATTAACAGTATAGAGAACATTCTGGGAAATTCGCAGACACTTTATGCTGATGTACAAAATATCATAGCTACAGTCAAGGCGGCTGAAGCAGATGGCAAGATAACAGCGGCTGAAGTACTTGAAATATTGGAAGCGGTGTTAAAAGCGTTGGGTGACATCACCATGTCTGCATTAGACATCAAGGGCAAGATCTCTTAAATTATCCTTTTTTTGTTAGGGGGGCCTTCGGGCCCCTTTTTATGGGGACATATATGCACAAAAAACTAGCATTCACATGTACTATGTCTATACTATCAACATTGTTCTTAGCAGCAGCTCAGAATATACCGCCTAATATAGCAACTGCTCCGCAAATTCGCATGCGCTGCCGGGGGGCATTACAATTGATTAGATGTACTTGCTGCAACAAAGAACTGCCAGAGCCGCCATTCCATATTGTAACTTATGGCGAGCATGCGCTCATTTTATGCAACGAATGTCATAAAAACTACGAAAAATTAATCATTGAAACACGCGCTAGGATACCAAATGGATATAAATTTAGACAATAAGCCGAAAACGTTATCTGAAGAGCAGGGCCTTTTCGCCTATTGTGTAGGACAATTATTAATACATATCCATGAATCAGGATACTATTGCACTTTGGGCGAAGCTTATCGCACGCCAGAGCAGGCAGCAATCTATGCGAAAGAAGGCAAGGGCATAGTAGATTCTCTACACTGTAAGAAATTGGCTATAGATCTAACGCTGTTCAGGCCCGGCGAGGCTCAACCTTGCGAGGATAGTGCTTATAAAGCATTCGGGACATACTGGAAGTTCCTGGATAGCCACAATAAGTGGGGTGGCGATTTCATAAAGAACGGAAAGCCTTGGCCAGATAATGATCATTTTGAAATGCATTGGTAATATGTAGCTTATCGACTAGGACACATTTAATGTCCTACCCTGTCCTAGTTGAAATCCGAGTAAGCGATTATATCGATTCAAACGATACAAGGATTATATGAAAATAATTAAACAGGAAACTATAGATGGAAAAGAAGTAACAGTTACAGAGTATACCGAGGATAAACATATACTAGAGCAAATTTTCAGTTTCCCTCCTGCAGAACCAATAACCATAACATGCGTTGCTGGTAAGCACATGAACTGGACTCAATTTAAAGATAAGATGCCCATAGAAGGTAGCCGCCTATTAATATGTGGAATCATTAAGACAGATCCGTTAGAGCGTCCTGGAACCAATTATATGTTTATGGAGTTTATTAATTATGAAGATGGCCTATTAAAATCGGATGATGACGGACAAGAATGGTATGAGCCATATCCAGATACTTATTGGATGTACCAGAGAGATGTACCTGCACCGTATCCAGAAGATTATTGGACAAATGATGGAATGGATAAGATTTGAAGATATGGAGCCGCCCATTGGTCTGAATATAGTTGTTACTTCTCATGAAAGAATGGCTTTCATTAAATGGGATAGGAAATTTTTAAAAAATAATTGTGAGAGCTTTGACTTCATGTCTAATACTTGGGTTACTCCAAATGAGATATGGGAACTAGATCTTTGGGCACCAGTAGATTATCTTAATCTTGAAATTCCTGAGCTTGACGATAACCATTATTCTCCAAGATTATGTGAAAAGTACGATTGGTTTGCCCGTAATAAAGAATCGCATAAATTCGGATTATTGAAAGAATTAATATACAAGATAAATCATACAGATGATGAAAGTCTCCAAGACACATGCGTCTATTCAAATGGCGTGAAGATAAAAGAATACAACGGCCATAAAGTACACGATGTTTATCTCAAACAAATAGATGAACTTTTTGGAGCAATTGGCGTTAAGAAGAGCAAGGAAGACTAATGGAATGGATTAACCTAACGGCAGGATGTCTCGGACCATTCAAAGATGAAAAGAAATACGTGGTTCTTGTTTATAAATCTAGCGGCATCGATCCATCTTGCGATAAGGGAAAATGACTAAAAGACCAGATTTCAAAAGCTTCAAAGAAGAAGTTTTGAAAAAAGAAAAAGTAAAAGCTGAGTACGAGGCGTTGCGTCCAGAATTTGAACTGACGAAAGATAGTTCATATACTAAGTGTTGGAAATGTACCAATAATATACCAACCCAAAAAGACTGTTATTACTTGCGCACACGTGATGGTAATTACTATTTCTGCGAAACATGCTACAAGGGTTTCTGTTTAGCCGCAGAAGAATATATACAAAAAGACAAAAGCGCTTACAATGACATTCTACGAATAATCAATAAAGCTATAATCGAATGGCATGATAATCATCATGAAGAAACTGAAATATGCGAAACATGCAAAAGAATAAATGAATTGTTAAGAGAAAAGCTTTATCCAAATAACCCAAATGAGTAATTGTTTACATAATATTAATTAAAGGAAGACTAATGGAATTGTATGAGATTTCAACAGCTGAGGAATGCGCCAACTGGATATATAACCACACCAATCTTGAGCATTGGCCTAAGATATGCAAGAAATGCAACAAGAAAATAACTAAAATTATAGTTCTAAGAATGTCTCTCGTACTACCGGAACTAGAAGAGAATCATCAGCTAACAGGCGATGAGGAAATTACGATAGTAAAAGAATCATATTGCAAGAAATGCAGCAAATCGCTTGAAAGCGGCATGATAGTAGAATTATTTTTACCCTGAATGTTTACATAATATTAATTATCGGACATAGTTCCCCCAATACATCGATTCTATAGTTGACTCCTTTTCTATTTGAATAGTAATATCAATAATAATTGACAGTTTGAAATGAATATTGTTTTTCATAGAATGAACTGTCTGTCTTGGATACTTCAGGTAATAAATAAATAGCCGGCACCGGCACTTGCACATTACACATAGAATGCAGGTTGATATTCCTCTTGAATTCGCGCCATTAACTTATATATTCTTAGCGAGTCTATTA